GGTTGATAATGCTGTCAGGTTGCCCGGTGCATATCTCTGCGGCAAGCCCCCACTGCAGGGCAAGGAACCACTCCGACGGGAAGTTGATCGTGTCAAGAAGGCCAGAGACATTGGGAATTTGCTGCTGTACGATGAGGTGGGCAGTTCCAGTCGCGGCTGTCGCGTCCGGCGTAAGCCAAAAGCACACTCGGAGCTGGGACAACTGTTTATCAACGAAGTAAGAATTGATTGGGCCTTGATTACCAGGAGCAGAAAGCCTATTGTACTCGTCCCAGGAAAGAGGGAGAAGCGGCCTTCTGACCCCGCTGGCGTCTAGGTAGTAAGCCTGTAGCACGCGAAGGTTGCGCACCGCCCCGAGACTTGCGCCAGTGTAGCAGGCGAGTCCAGCTGTAAGAGTGACCGGAAGATCGACTGTCTGCCAGAGCTTAAGACCACTGGTCTGCCAGATATTGATCAGATCGTTAAGACGGTTCATGCCAGAGGCAAGCTGCTCCGAGTTCGGCTCATCGCCCTCTTGAAGTTTCCCTGCATTCTGCATCGCCATAGCGATTAGGCGATAGGCGCTGTTAAAGGTTACTGGCGTTGTCATTGTCCATCCAGTCCATGATAGTCGGGGTGCAGAGAGCGAACCGCTGTATAGAGTTGCGATACCCTGCGATCCAGCCCGGCGAGTTCCCCGCGCAAGTCTCGTTCAATCCCGCCGAGCGTTATGTTAATTTGCGACAGGCGCTCTGAAATCTCGGCAACTTGACTTTGCATTTGATGAACACCCCACGCGAGGAGAGTTGCTATAACACACAACAGCCCTCCGAGAATCCACAGTATGATAGTAATCTCGGCGTCCGGAAACATAAAAACCTTTCAGCGAAAAGTGGATTTGGCCAGAATAGAAAGTGCTTTGGCAATGCGTATTATTACGGCCTCGACTCCGTCAGATGTCAGATCAGCTGTGATACGAGTTGCTATCTGAGCTGGGCGGTGATTTACCAAAAAGGTTATGAAGGGAAGCCCCTTCACGTCGTCAAGATCGGTCTGATCTTGAAGTTGTTGCGCAGCAGCGTCGAGCTCGTCCTGCGTGGGAGTATAGGGTACGGGGGTATTTCCCGCCGCAACCCACGCCTGGTAGGCGACGTAGTCGGAGTTATCCTCCGCGAACGGAATGCAGGCGTTGTCGGAGGAACGAACAACGGAGTCACTTTGCGGGGTAAGTTTGTACATGGTTTATAGCTCCGCTGAGGCTGTCCACATGGCCGAGAATAGGTGGCCAGCCGTTATCGCCACGGTCAGTCGGTTGAAGCCAACCTGGCTAATATCCGTAGCTGTCATTGCGACCGACGAGCTACTCATTTGATCCCGCGCATAGCCAGAAGCCCCCGTGACTGGCTGGTAAATAGTCACAGTCGGAATCGCCCGCTTCACGACGCTGAACTGCGTGTTGCCGACTGCGCTGGTGGTATCTATTGACCAGAAAACGCCGCCTTGTGTTAGATAGCCCGCAGTACCGGGAGCATCCGCTTGGTTGTAGGACTTCTCGAAGTACCGCTGGCACAGCGCAAGCTCGGTTCCAATAGGGCGACGCTCGAATGCAGTGGCGACTGAGCCAGGCTCAAGCTGGACCTCTGTGATATAGAAACTCTCATCTGCTCCGGCAGTGCCGGTGACGGCGAAACTGACCTGTACCATTAACTGCGTGGCACCCCACGGGATTGCGAAGGTGTACCCTTGTCGCGCGCCGTAGGTTGTATTTGCAGTAACGGAGAACGGCTGCACACCGATTGCGGTCCAGGTTCCGCCAACACCCTGATCTGTCAGGCTGGTCTGGTAATAAATATTAACCGAGTGCCCGGCCAGCGAACTGATATTCGCACCAGTCCCAAGAAGGAAGGATAGCGTCGCGTTACCGGCTGACAAGCTCTGCGAGATTGTCTGCTCGATGGGCTGGTACAGATTGAGCGCGTTTGTTTGCGTATCACCAGCAGTTCGGGAAATTCTCATCGCAAACTTGTTAACCCCGAAAGAAACATTATTCACCAGCACGTTCATATGGTTAACGCTGCCGGTTCGGTTTGTGTACCAGCCGTCAATGAAGTACCCATTCACATCATTAACCACTGCGCCGCGCTGGAATATCTGCATCCCACCGTTGCGCAGACGATTCCTGAAGCCGGCTAGGGGGCCGCTGTTCATGCTCGCCAGCGCCGACAGACTGGTAATGTCGGCATTAGCCCCCACTGCAGCTTTCAGCGGGAGTGTTGTATACACCCCGGCGTTTACGTCGTTTAGCCAACTGGCGACAATCGGAGTTACTTGATCTACAAAAACAGTGCTTGTCATATGGGCCTCTTAGAAAACTACCCCGGCACGGGCGCAGCCCGCTGAGGCATACCCTGCAATACTAATGTGAAGGAAACACGCCAGCCCTGTAATGGGAATTGCAGTCCAGTTCGTTGGCTGACTCCACGGAACCGTCTGGACGTCTTGTACCCCCCGCACAAACTCCTGCGGATGGCGCGGCTCCCAGCATCTCTCGCAGACGTAGAAGCCCTCCCACTCTCGGCGCAGAGTGGAGGCCTTGGCCTTCTTCCCGCAGCGAAAGCATACGGCATTCCAGTCACCGAGGGAGATGAAGTCAGCGTCACCCATCACAAGGAGCGGGCGAGGACCAGCGGAACTTGCCCCTGCACCGCTAAAACCCCACTGACACTCGGATTAGTAAAAATACCCATATCAGACTCCTAGCAGCACTTGAACCGCTGCCCCGGTGCCAGTCACGTTGCTGACCACTGCCCGAAGGTAGCGCCAGGTAGACTGGGTGGTAAAACCGTCGGAGAAGGATGGGGTTGCCTGCGCAGTCGTGCCGGAGAGTGTAATCACGCCAAGGGCAGTCGCGCACCAGTTATTGGCAAAAAACACCAGCCCTGCGTTAAGAGATGTTGCGGTGCAGTTCTGGCTCAGCACAATCGACGTGTTGCTTGTAACAGTCTGGACAGTCGTTCCAACCGGAACGCCAGGCCCGCTGACCAGCATCCCGACCACAACCGGGATAGGGGCTATCTCTTGGTTCTGTGCCACGCCGCCCCCAAAGTTTCCTGAGGCACTGGTGATAGTGGCGGAGCCGTTGGAGGTTGCGATCCCCCCGATCTGCATACCAGAGCCACTGTAGTAATCGTTTGTTCCCTGGACCGTAATGGTAGCCGTTACCGCATTGCCGATAGCGGAGTTCAAGATAGCCTGAAGCGTAGCGAACGGGCTCTCCTTAAACAATGGCTGACTATTACCATTGGCCAGAGTGGTGAGTGCGGGAAGCGTAGGAGTTCCGAAGTTAAAGTACTTCGGAAGATCCCCGCTGTAAAGTCGAACAACATTTCCAGCCATGCTATACTCCTAGTTTCGTGAGGTCCAAAGCAAGAAAGATCAAGCCCTTACCCTCGACAATCGCGATAAGGTCTTGGCCCTCCTCACCCTTGAGGCCTTCAAATGCTTCAACACTTAACATCCCCCTGCCCTCCAGCGGCATAAGGGGAACGCCATTTGCCCACTGCAGGATAACCTTTGTCCCCGCCTCAACCGAGAAGGTGACGGACTCAAACCGCAGCGCCAGTGGCCTCGGCTCAAGTTTCGCAAGGTCAGTGAGCTGCACTTTGCCCGGACCTCTCCCAGAGGCCATAGCCACCACATTCTTATGGCCGTCCCGAGTTCCGGCATGGGCAAGTAGCATGTTAGTTAAGCTCCACGCCGACAGAATACTCGTTCAAGTACAAGGCTCGAGCATTAGTAGTGGTGTTGGCAACACTGATTCCATAGGTCAGCGGAAGCAGGGGAAGTAGGTTAAAGGCACTTCCGATACTCGGCTGGACTGGGGCAGCAGAAGTTGTGAGCTGGGTTGCGGATAGATAGGCGGGGGAGATGCCTGTGGAGACATTGACCGTTGCGCCGGCCGCTACACCCACAACACCACCCGAGCCAATGCTTAGAACCTGCCTGCCATTAACCCCAACGTAGAGCGTGTCTTTACCGTTGTAGTAGAAAGCCAGGTCGATGATGGGCTCAACCTCTAGGTAGTTGGTAGCTGGGCCAGTGTTAGTGTAGCCAGAGCCAGGCACACTGACGAAAGGCGCGTAGAGAGACCCATAGGCGAGTCCCGAAGTAACGATTGGAACAGCAGGATTTGACTGGCTGTTTGCGGTAGAGCCAATACCAACCATGACCGGGACATTGCCCGCACTGCCGGAAGTCGAGGTCGAGAGCACCAGCGGGCTGGACTGATAACCCGCACCCGGAGTGGCAATCGTGGCAAGTGTAAAGACGTTACCAGAAACAACGGCTGAGAGAGTGCCTGCGAGACTGTTTGTGTCCCCGTAGAGACCGCTGGGCCGCACTAGATCGGCAATGTTCTGGAAGGTAGTGGTCGTGCCAGCCTTCTTGATAACAAAGTGAACCGCAGTTCCACCGGCCGGCTTGAGGAAGTAAATGCCGTTAGCGGCGGAGGAGGGAACGGCGTTATCAAACAAGCCTGCATAAATATTCGTGTCGTTAGCATTACCGACCGTCGCGGGGTAAGCCAGCTTAGTATTGCACCAGAGCTGATTTAGCGGAAGTGCTTGGAAAGCAGCTCCCAAGCGCTGGAGTGAGATCACATCCGCTGACGTGGAGCCGGCTGTAGAAAGCTTGAGCATCCCGCCGGGGAAGCCAAAACTTGCGGCGGTGCCGTTAGTCTGGGTTACGGTGTAGTCACCAGCCCGATAAGGGATGAAGTCCTCATTGAGGACAATCTGGAAAGGGGACGTAGCGAGAGGATACGTCGCCATGACAGAGCGCGGAGGAAAGGTGGTAAGCCCGCGCGGAAAGCGTACTGCATTAGCCATTTGAATCTCCTAGTGGCGTTACACGATGGTAACGGGAGGGAAACCTCCCGCCGACCGGAGATGGGCTCACATAACGGGATTGTTACGTGAACCCACTATAACCTAACTCTTACGGCCCATTACTTCCGAAGATAGCGCGGGGGTCAGTACAGCCCAGCGAGAAGCGCATGTAGGTTGCTGCCTTAGCGTTCTTGGTGTCGAAGTCATTGTCCTGATCGAACGACGGCTTATCGCGCCAGAAGAACTGCAAACCATTCATCGCATTCGTGCGAACGAACCAGGCGTGCGGAGCGGTCAAGTAGTGGTTCAGCCTAATGCCTTTCGGGAAAGCATTAGTGGCCTTCAGCGCATTGATCGCATTGTTAGCCGTGTCGTTTTGAAGGACACTCTTAAGAATACGATTAGCGTTGTACCACTCCTGGCGAGGCACGTGCAAACTCATCGGCATGAAGTTTACCAGCAGCCCCCGATCAGTCGTGATGCCCATAATCTGGATGCAAATATCTTCCAGGGAAGCCTCGCTCAAATCTGCGGCCGGGCTCAGGACGTTGCTGAAAGTGCCGCCGACCGTGAACGGGTGGGCGCTCGAAAGCAGGGGCTGCCCGTCTGCAAGCGCGTAGGAAGAATTGAAGCCGCGATTGTAGAAGGTCGCCGCAATGTTCTCGATTGTCTGCACAATGGAGAAAGCGTTGGCCTTCGCGCGCCGCATGGAGACTGTCTCGTAAAGATTGTCGCGCAGTTCTTCGTAGGTGCAGATATACCCAAGGGCATACGCCACATGGATATAGCGAGATACCGGGCCTTGAATCTCAGAGTCATACGCGATAGGCGCGCCCTCGGGCTTGACCGGAGCCAGGCCAAAACCGGTAACCTGTACGTCTTCTTCATACGCCATATCGGATTCTTCAATGTCGAAGAGGTCCGGGTACTCGGGGGGATGCTCGTTGAAAATCTGGCCCCAGAATGCGTGGATGCCAGGCCATAGTGCCTTGGGGTGTGAGCCCGTGTTGATGATGCCGCCGACTGCCATGATAGATTCTCCTCGTTAAACGCCAGCTACGCCGCCGCTGAACTCATGGTTGTTGATACAAACCCAGAGGCGCTGGCCGAGGGTAAAGGGAGTATTGTCTACGCGCTGCGCAGCTCCGAGGATACGGAGATTGAGGGTAGCCGTAGTGGCAATGGTCGTCTGGTCGAGCAACGTTCCCGAGTAGACGGCACCCGTTGCGGGAGCTGAGTAGATGATGTTGGCGTTCTTGGCCATCTGCGTAGCAGAGACCGCAGAGCCGGTGTAGCGCTCCTGAATCTCGAAAATCACGTCAGGATCATCAACCACCATCGCAAACCAGTTCGTCGCCTGCGCCGCTGCCGGACGGGAGAGCTGGGTCAAGTTGGCCGGGTTAATCATCGGGCCACCCTGCAGCATCCCGCCCATCGGAATTGCACTACCGACGGCAACGATAACCCCGCGAGCGGCGGCACCTGCCGAAGCCAGAGTAACAGCACTCAGGCCATTCGGGTCGCAGCCAGAAGCATCCGACGCCACCAAGTCACCGACCGCAAAAGCGTTAGTGTTAGCTGCAAGGATAGTATAGAGTCGAGCCTGTCCATTCCAAAAATTGCCGTTCCGGTACATCACAGGCGAAAGGCCGGACGGAGCGTTTAAGTTAGCCATTAGGTTCTCCTAGAGTTGGCTGTTATATCTGCGGTACGCACGTAGCGATTAGCCCTGTCAGAAGCGCCATCCTTCTCCGCACCCACCTGCCCACGCCTGATCTGCTGATCAACAGCGTTAACTCTGTCTTGCCCCACTGCCTGATCTTCCGTAAACCACTCATTCCTGATCTTCATCAGGTAGGCGCGCAGCGGAGAGCCATCTTCATTCTTTCCGACCACCACGCTTACCCGAGACCCAAGGTCTGTATTACCCGATAGGTCGCTAGCTGTCCCGAGGGAAAAACTATTGACCATGCCTTCTTCCTCAGTTACAAAATCATAACCCCCCTGAACAGCCTGCGCAACACGCCCAGCGTAGTCGTTAATCCAGTGAAGATGGTAGCCCTCAATCTCGGGAACAGCCAGCTTAGCTTTCGGAATGCTCATGGGAATGCGCTTGCGCTCAGCCCGCACAACTGCTGTTTGCTGCGCCTTACTTGCTGCCAGGGTATCAGCCATTACTCACCTCCAAAATAATCATTAACGTACTGTTTGCGCCAGCTTGCTTGATCCTTATACGCCTTGCCCTCTCCCACCAGCCGCGCCCCAAACTTATCGCAAGAGGCCTTAGCTTCCGGAGGAAGATCAGCGTAGGAGCGCCCGCCGCGCGAATTAGCTGCTCCACCCCTCGAGCCCTCGACGCGGTCGACTCGAGCCTCAGAGGTTCCGAACTTCTCCGCCACCTCATCTTTAACCCTATCAAGGAAGCCGCGCCCTATGAGCGTAGGCTCCATTGCCCGCAGGTACTGCGCAACACTATTCGCGTAGGTGGTCTTGGCCTTATCAGCCCCGTACCAGTCCTGGTTATCTCGCAGCCAGGCTTGAAAATCAGGCGCTTGCGTCGGGTCGGGACGCTCCAGAGCAACTGGCTGCTTAACCGGCTTAGCGGTTTCCTGCTTGTCCAGCAGGCGAATCGCCTCGTCAATCTCCACAACAGCGTCAACGTCATTTTCCCGCAGCGCTTCCTTCTTGTCGCCCTTCAGCTTTTCGAGAGCCCGTTCATACTGCCGCTTCGAGTCCTCTTTATGGTACTCCTGGAACTCGGTCAGAGAGACCTGCGCATCCATGAGAAGTCGCTGAGTCTTGGTCATCTCCGAGCGGAGGACGGAGACCTCCTCGCGCAGCCCCTCGTTGTTCTTCTTCAGAATCGGCATAATGTCATGCCCGCGCTGAACAAAGGTCGCTGCGTCAACCCACCGCTCGGGGTCACCCTTGAACTTCTCCGCAGGCACCCAGCCTAAGCCAGTTGCCTCTCTCTCGACTTCTTCACTCATCTTCTTTCTCCTTCACGATGGCCAGGAAAATGTCCCGGTCGTTCACCACGCGGTAGGACTGTCCGTCAGCCGGGCCAACTGTGGCGTAGCCAGCGAACTTCGAGAACATAACCCTATCGCCACTGAGGCAGCGCGGAGCCCGTTCATCCTCCCAAGCAGCGGCCCCGATTTCAACGACCACCGCGCGCTGCTCGGCCATCTGATCTCGCTCTCGAATTTGAGACGGCAGAATAAGCCCGCCCTTTGTCATTTCCTCGACAGCGTATGGCTGCAGCAGCACCGCATGTCCCAAAGGCTTCAATCCGCTCTTATTCATTTGCGGTCTCCGCCAGAAGGGTATCGTAATCAAACTCCACCAGGCCCTGGAGGGCTTGCATCTTCCCGATAGCCGCAGCATTTCGCAGAGCTGTGCGCGCAAGGTCATCCCCCATAAAACGCCCCTCCGCCCATTCCGCCTTGCCCTCCTCCATCTTGGCCGTCAGCACCGCCAGCACCGCCTTGGTGACTCTGT